TTGACATCAAGGCGGTCATTGGTGTGTATCCGGTGTGCAACACAGGCGCTGTCCTGGTGCACGCGATCGACTATGCCGAGGATAAGATACTCGCCAGCGTCAACGGGAAGGAACCGTGCTGGTGTGACATGACCGAAGAATATATGGAATGCACGGGAGAGATGGAGCTGGGCTTTATGCTCGGCTCTTTGTTTGTCCCGCTGTGTGAGGTCATGCGGTTCTATAGCTGACAACGCAAATGGAGGGAACGATGCAGAAAACTGCTGAACTGAAAGTCCTGCCGGTATCCGTGCTCAAACCGGCAGAGTACAATCCCCGCAAGAAGCTGAAGGCCGGGGATAAGGAGTACGAAAAGATCAAGAACAGCATTGAGGAGTTTGGCTTCGCTGATCCCCTGGTTGTGAATGCCGATATGACCATCATCGGCGGCCATCAGAGATTGACAGTAGCTATGGACCTCGGCTACACCGAAGTGCCCTGCGCTGTGGTGGACATCGATAAGGTCCGGGAGAAGGCGCTGAACATTGCGCTGAACAAGATCACCGGCGCTTGGGATGATACCCTGCTGGCGGAGCTGCTGGAGGATATCCAGAACAGCAACTTCGACCTGGGTAAGACGGGATTTGATCCGCCCGAGATCGATACGCTGTTCAATAAGCTCCATGACAAGCAGGTCCACGAGGATGATTTTGATGTGGATTCCGAACTGCAGCAGCCGGTCTTCAGTCAGATGGGAGACCTGTGGCTGATCGGAAAGCATCGGGTCATCTGTGGCGACAGTACCGGTGAGGAGGTCTACACCCGCCTGATGGACGGTGATAAGGCAAACCTGGTTCTGACGGACCCGCCCTACAACGTGGATGTGGAGGAGACCGCCGGGAAGATCATGAACGACAACATGGGCGATCAGGAGTTTTACAACTTCCTGCTTTCTGCCTATCGCTGTATGCACGCCAACCTGGCCGATGACGGGAGCATCTATGTCTGGCACGCGGATACGGAGGGGCTGAACTTCCGGAAAGCTTTCAAGGACGCAGGCTTCTATCTCTCCGGATGCTGCATCTGGAAAAAGAACAGCCTGGTGCTGGGCCGCAGTCCCTATCAGTGGATTCATGAACCTTGCCTTTTTGGCTGGAAACAGAAGGGCAAGCATCAGTGGTATTCCGACAGAAAGCAGACGACCGTCTGGGAATATGATAAGCCGCGATCCTCTAAAGACCACCCGACCATGAAGCCGATCACGCTCATGAGCTATCCCATTAAGAACAGCACCATGACCAATGGCATCGTACTGGACCCCTTCCTGGGAAGTGGCTCGACCCTGATCGCCTGCATGCAGACGGACCGCATCTGCCGGGGCATTGAGCTTGATCCCAAGTTCGTGGACGTTATTGTGAAACGGGCGATTCAGGAAAACGGCGGCAAGTATGACGATGTGTTTGTCATCCGCGACGGCCAGAAGCTTCGCTTTGACGAAGTAGCTTCCTTTGAGCCGCAGGAGGTGGAGACATGAAGGTTGAGCTGATCGCCTTCACGCCGAACGCCTCAGGTGTCTGCTGTGACGCGGCTGCGGTGTGTACCGCTTCGGACAACGGGTATCGATCGCTGCAGCACTCCCTGGCATCCGGGCATGAGTCCGTACTGGAGCACGCGGTGTTTACCTTCCGGATCAAAGGCATCAGCCGGGTGACCCTGGCCCAGCTGACCCGACATCGGTTGGCGAGCTTTTCCGTGGAATCCCAGCGATATGTGAAGATGAACGATTGGAAAGCCGTCATTCCGGATACTATTACAAAGTCCAGGTTTCTGCAGGAGGCGGACGAGCAGATCCGGCATAGTATGGATCTGTACCAGCGCATGGTGGAAGCTGGCATACCTGCTGAGGATGCCCGTTATGTGACGCCCCAGGCGATCACCACCAATCTAATACTGACGATGAATGCCAGGGAGCTGCGGCACTTCTTCAGCCTTCGCTGCTGCAACCGTGCCCAGTGGGAAATCCGCCAATTGGCTGATGAGATGCTGCGGCTTTGCTGGAAGGAAGCACCGATTCTCTTTGAAACGGCCGGGCCTGGATGTGTAACTGGTAACTGTCCGGAGAGCCGCCCCTGTGGGCAGCCCCGGTGCAAATCAGACTGGGAGGCGTGAACCTTCCAGTAAGGAAGGAGATGGCCATGAACCATGTAGCCGCTATTGTGATTATACTCGTGATCATCGTGCTTCTGATTGTGTTCCTTGTTGGTGTTGCAGCAATCATTGGGGCTGGTGAAGATCTGTACCGGGAGGACGAAGACCGGGAGCAGGAAGAGTACATCCGTCGCTGGGTCGAGGAGAAGAAAATGCGGGATACGCGTAAGAAATCCAGATGCCGGAAACGATGATTGTGTACTGTGCCGAAAGTGAGATTTTATCAGATTATTCCACAGAATTAACTTTACTTTTCGGGGCTTCAGAGTGATGAATACCATACCGCAGAAGACTGGCGGAAAACGGAAAGGAGCGCAGGACTCCGGAAAGGAAAGAAAATGCTGAGATGGAAACTGAACATCAACGATAAGAAGACGCTGGTGAATCGAATTGGTGAACTGACAGGAGAAAGACCGCGGTACACCTTCATGCCCAGATGCGCCTACGAGATCGGTGCGTACACCGTGGAGAAAAACGGAGACCTCATCGCTGAACAGGAAAATGTGGATGCGGCACTCATTCAGAAGCTTCTGGACGAGGGGCTGGTTATCCAGGAAAACGCGGAAGAGGAAGCCGAAGAAACGATAACAGTTACAGTAGCAGAGACGTCCGTTGAGGATGTTTCGGAAGAAGATATCCGCCCGGAAATGGAGCAGGTGGCGCAGATGCCTGCGGAGGAGCCAACAGAGGGAATAGACGGATTAACCATCAGTGTTCCCATGACCCGGCATACAGCCGAGTCACTCCGCAGGCTCATCAACCTGATTTACAGCCGAGGTCCGCTTCTTTCCAAGGCAACCGGTGGGCAATTTGGAATAGAGAAGGATCTGCTCACGGTGCTGGATGAAGCAGGCCTGATCACTTCGACATCGGATTTTATCGCCCTGGTGAAAGAAAACGGTGGAACGACCGGGCTTTCCTTTGAGGATGACAAGATCAGCTTCACAGGCTTCCCGATGACCTACGATACCTTCAAGAGTAAAGCCTTTCAGGAACTCTGCTGCCTAATGAACAAGCATGCCCTGGAACAGAAGCGTGTTCAGGCAAAGGTGGTCAATGACGACAACGAAAAATACGCCTTCCGGATCTGGCTCCTGCGCATCGGTATGAACGGGGACGAGTTCAAAACCAGCCGCAAAATCCTGTTGGAGAATCTTTCTGGGCACACAGCCTTTCGTACCAAGGAAGAAGAAGCCAAGTGGAAGGCCAGGCAAAAGGAAAAACGAGAGGAGCTGAAGGCTGCAAAAGCGGCGCATCAGGTGGAGAATACGATGGCGGAAACCCAGCCGGATGCGGTGTAAATGTACCAATTTCCTGGGCAAAAATACCCCGGATAATTGTCTGATAATTATCTCCGAATTGACTTGCTATTTGTGCCTTTCAGAGTGATATATGTACACACCGAAAGGGAAAACACACACGGCAGAGCCGAAAGGAGATAAACACCATGACAGAGAAAACCGCCCGCCAGATCGAGAACCTGAAAGCACAGACCTTCGGAGTAGAGGTTGAGGGAAATAACATCACCCGCCAGAACGCAGCCAGGGTTGCCGCCGAGTACTTCGGCACCGGCCGCTACGAATACACGGCCAGCCGGAACGGCTACATGACCTGGAGCGCTTGGGACGCTGAGGGCCGGGAATGGAAATTTCAGCGGGATGTGAGCATCAGCGGACCGGACGATGAAAAGTGTGAACTGGTCACCCCGATCCTGACCTACGCCGACATGGAAACCTTCCAGGAACTCCTCCGGAAGCTCCGGCACGCCGGGATGAAGAGCAGCCCCTCCAGAGGCTGCGGGGTACACATTCACATCGGCCTCAAGGGCCTGGACGGCAGAGACCACAACGCCAAGACCCTGCGGAACCTGGTGAACATCATGGCTGCACATGAAACACAGATCGGCCGGGCGATCCGGATCGACGAAGGCCGTACCGGACACTACTGCAAGGTGGTCAACCCCGACTTCCTGGCCAGGGTCAACCGCCAGAAGCCCCAGACCATGCAGCGCCTTGCGGATTGCTGGTACGAAGGCAACCACGCCAGCTACGGCAGGAACCAGCATTACAACGACAGCCGGTACCACATGCTGAACCTTCACGCGAGCTTCACAAAGGGAACCATTGAATTCCGCCTCTTCCAGTTTTCTGACCCGCACGATGGCAAGCGCGGTGGCATTCACGCAGGCGAGATGAAGGCTTATATCCAGCTTTGCCTGGCCATGAGCGAACTTGCCAAGGAGATCGCCTATGCCAGCCCCAAGCCCCAGCAGACCGAAAACGAGAAATACGCCTTCCGGTGCTGGATGCTCAGACTTGGCTTCATCGGAGACGAGTTCGAGACGGCCAGGGAGATCCTCCTGAAGAACATGGACGGCAACGCAGCCTGGAGACAGGCCGCCTGCTGAACCGGAAAACAACAAGCCTTGCGCCGGGGAGACCCGGCTTAAGGCAGTGAAAGGAGGCGACAGGCCATGAAAGAATACAAGGTTCTGATTACAGAGACCCTGCAGAAAGCCGTGATCGTCGGCGCGGAGTCTGAGCAGGAAGCGCACCGTCGTGTGTCCGATGCCTGGAAGAACGCGGAGTACACTTTGGGTGCCGATGATTTCCAGGGCGTTGAGTTCCATGTGCTGGGTGAAACGGATGGTGATCCGGGCGACAAGGACTTGGGCCGCATCGAGAGCAAAGGCGGTGACGGCGTTGAGTGACTTCTGGAAAGGCTTTCAGCTTATGCGGGCGGAAGACAACGAGGTCTTCTGCATTGCCTACGGCAGTAACCTGGATGAGGCCAGGATGAAAAAGCGCTGCCCTAGCGTCGAGGTGTTCGGCACTTCAGTCATCGGCGGATACAGGCTGCTGTTCAAGCAGAGCATGACGGGCGCGTATGCGACCATCGAGCAGGACGCCAACTGCTATGTGCCGGTGGTGATCTACCGGATCACGGCGGAGGACGAGCTGAAGCTGGATCGGTTTGAAGGCTATCCCAAGTACTACTACAAGCGGGATTTCCTGCTTCCCGTGTGGGGACTGAATGGCAGAAAGAAAAAGCTCCGGCGAAACTGCATCGCCTACATCCTGCATGAGTACCGGATGCTTGGAGAACCGGGCGAGGATTACTTCGACCTGCTGGATCGCGGATACGACCGATGGGGCTTTGAAAAGAGCATCCTGACAAAGGCGATGGAGGACAGCATTGGCAGAGACGCGGCAGCCCTTTGGCTTGCAGAATACTACGGTGAGGAGGACGATCATGAGTAAGAAGTACATAGCCTACGGAAGCAACCTTTCCGTCAGGCAGATGGCATGCCGGTGTCCGGACGCCAGGATCATTGGCATGGCAGCCATTCAGGACTGGAAGCTGGTCTTTCGGACCCATGCGACCATTGAGCCCGCTGCGGGCAGGGTGGTGCCGGTACTGATCTGGGAGATCTCGGATCGGGATGAGAAGAACCTGGACCTGTATGAAGGGTACCCGACTTACTACGATAAGCGGGACATGACTGTGACCATGACGGACCTTGACGGGAAAGACCCGCAGGAAGTCATAGCCATGGTCTACCTGATGGAGAAGGGACACGACATCCGAGTTCCTTACAGAGGCTACCTGGACACACTGGAAGAAGGCTACCGGCGATTCGGATTCAACCTGTATCAGCTGGAGCTTGCCATGAAGGAAGCAGAGGAGGCGCAGCGATGAACTTCCCCAGCAGAGAAACGGTTGAGCGGCTGCGCCGGGAATACCCGGTTGGCTGCCGCATCGTCCTGGATGAGATGGATGATCCCTACACCAAGATCCCGGTCGGTGCCCAAGCGACCTGCCAGGGCGTGGACGACGCCGGAAACATCCTGTGCGCCTGGGATTGTGGGAGCGGACTCTCGATTGCCTTCGGAGCGGATCGATGCCATAAGGTCAGAACTGAAGAAGAAGCGAAGGTTACCCTGGAGTGGTATGGGAAGCGTCAGCCCAGGGAGAACGCCAGATGCCCCAGATGTGGGTGCCAGATGGATGGAGCCACTTCCCGCCATGCGCTGAGCCGCAGGGCAGGCATTATGATCTGCGATGAAGACGGGATGCGGGAGGCTTTGGAGGATGCCGGAATCATGGAACAAATGCCGCTCACACGGTGGGCCGCAATTGCGGGGCCGGATCGTGGCGAAGGCCCCTGGGAAGGCTGATGGCAGAGCTTTATGTAGACAATTTCAGACGGTGAAGATTGTCGCATATTTTGTCGGAATTCCGAAAGATATAACTTGCTATTCTCCCCGAGTAGAGTGATATATACACATGCCGAAAGGCACAGAACACTTGCCGGGGAGGACAAAGCCATGACCACCTACAAAACCAACCACGCCACCACCACGAAGAGCATGACCGAGTGGTACTTCGGAAAGGCCTTCGTTGCCAGCATGACCGCCAAGGCTAGGCGGGAAAGCAAGAAGACCGGCAAGACCGAGTTCCGCTTCTGGCAGGACGGCACCGGCTACCTGACCATTCAGCTTCACTAAGGAGGTTCACCGCCATGACAAACCTTGACCACATCCAAAGCCTGATCCGCCACGGCGCACAGCTTCGCGGGGAGGACGGCAGCCTGACCCCGCTGACCGAGGCCTTTTACCACAAGGCGGTGGAAGCCTGCCACACAGGCGGCTACAACGCAGCCACCTACGACCTGGTGCTTCCGGGTATCGATAGCGAGCTTTGGCTGGCCATCTGGAAGGACGGTCACGCTGACTCCGGCAGCCCTCAGAACATCTGCGCCTGCCTTGCCCGCTGAAGCGCACAGGGCGGCCACAAAGGGGCCTTCGGGCCTCTTTTGCGTAGTTGTTCCACTGTGAAATTGGCCAAGACACGCGCCTTGTAGGGCTCCTGTGCGATAGTCGATTCTGCTTCATTCCAGCGCCTTATATTTGTGTACATTATGGCGCGAATCCTGCGATATATAACTTGCTATTATCTGCCTTCAGAGTGATATATGTACATGCCGAAGGGCAGAGAAAACAAACGAGGAGGATTCCACCATGAAGACCAACATCTACTTTGAAGAGCTTGACCGCATCGCCCGCGATTTTGAACAGAAGCACGAAGCGCACAAGGCGCTGAAAAAGGGGATCATCGACGAAAAGGGCTGGGATAGCGAGGAGCTGAAAGCCTGGTACAGAGAGGAAGAAGAGCAGTTCCAGTACCCGATCAGCGCGGGAGCCTGCAAGGCCTACAGGGCCTGGCGCTACAGCGAGACCGATGAGGTCATTATGGACGACTTCACCTGGGACCGGGAGCGCCACGACTTCATCGACACCCTCCGGAAAGCAGGCATCCAGACCCTGGTGGTCACCAACCAGTCGACCGGCCTCATGGAAGACCTGCACGGCTACGCGGCTGAGGGCTGCACGATGCTGGGCCTTTGCACCATTACCAAGAAGGATACCCGGTGGGGTGAAGAAAAAGAGGAGCAGATCATGGGCATCCGCTTCCAGCTGAACTGAGGGGGTGCCGGGATGAACATTGCGGATAAGATGGAGCGAGAGTCCAGGCTGATGACGAACCTCGCAGACTGGATGCAGGCGCATGGCGAGACGCTTTCAGACAGGCAGCGGAGCAACGCTTACACCGGCGTCCGAATCCGGGAGATTCGGTGGCGGGGATACACCTTCCGCATTGTGGATGTGGATGGGATGACCTGCCAGATCGAACGACTGTAACAGGCGGCCGACACCATGGAGCCGGGAGGCTTCTTTGGTCGTATATGCACAATGTGGCCTTCCAATCTTTGTGTACATTATGTCCGGATATATCGCAGAATTGACTTGCTATTATTCGGCTTCAGAGTGATATATGTACATGCCGAAGGGCAAACGACAACGAAAACGGAGGAAAAGACCATGACGATCAACGAAGCGATGAGAACATACAGACTGCCAAACCCCACCACCTCGGAAGACCTCGAGTGCCGCTGGAGCAAGGTTTTGAACTTTGGAGACAGGGTTCTCCTTGCCGGATACTACTATAGCGGAAAGGGCAAGCCCTCCTACTTTGGAGCGGTTTACGAGCACCTGGACGACGACATGAGCTGCGAAGGAACCATCGGGCTGAGAGCAGTCAGCAACACTGAATTTGAAGATGACGGCCATGCAATGGCATGGGCGATGAAACAATAAAGCAAGATACAGGTTAAACACCTTACAGAGTCTACGGAGCAATCCGCAGGCTCTTTTCTTTTGTGAGTTTTGAAGGAGAGGAGGAATGACCCATGGCGACCAGAGGAAGAAAACCAACGCCGACTGCGATCAAGGAGCTGGAAGGCAATCCGGGTAAGCGGCACATGAATAGTGCTGAGCCGAAGCCTGACCGGAAAGCACCCCCATGTCCGAAGTGGCTGGAGCCGGAAGCAAAAAAGGAATGGCGGCGGCTCTCCAAGCAGCTGGAGCAGATCGGTGTGCTGACCGAGGTTGACCAGGCAGCCTTTGCCTCCTACTGTCAGGCCTATGCTCGTTGGAAGGAAGCTGAGGAGTTTATTACCCAGCATGGCACCATTGTAAAGACGCCCTCCGGCTATTGGCAGCAGGTGCCGCAGGTTTCCATTGCACAGACCTACCTGAAGATCATGAACAAGATCGCCGAGCAGTTCGGTCTGACGCCGTCCTCCCGGTCCCGCATCATTGCTGGTTCCGGCGAGAACGCTGTGCCCGGTGACGATATGGAAGATCTGCTGGGAGGGAACTGATGGCAGTGAAAAAGAATAGACCAGCGGATTATCCCGTCCTGAAGAACTATAAGCCGACGCGCTTCATGCTGCCGGATTCCCATTACGATGAGGCGCTGGCGGACCGTGCCGTCCGGTTTATCGAAAACCTCTGTCACACCAAGGGCCGCTGGAGCGGGAAACCGTTCTGGCTGCTGCCCTGGCAGGAGCAGATCATCCGGGATGTGTTTGGTATCGTCCGGGAGGACGGCACGAGGCAGTTCCGTACTGCCTATGTGGAAATCCCAAAAAAGAACGGCAAGAGCGAGCTGGCGGCGGCCATAGCCCTGTATCTCCTGTACGCGGACAACGAGCCCTCAGCAGAGGTGTACGGCGCGGCAGCCGACCGGCAGCAGGCCAGCATCGTCTTTGATGTGGCCAAGCGCATGGTGGAAATGACCCCGGCGCTGCTGAAGCGATCCAAGATCATGGCGGCGACCAAGCGCCTGGTGAATTACTCCAACGTGGGTTTCTATCAAGTACTGTCGGCAGAGGTCGGGACCAAGCACGGCCTGAATGTGTCCGGCCTCGTGCTGGACGAGCTGCATGCCCAGCCCAACCGGAACCTGGTGGACGTGCTCACCAAGGGCTCCGGCGATGCCAGGACCCAGCCGCTGTACTTCCTGATCACGACGGCGGGGACGGACCGCAACAGCATCTGCTATGAGTACCACACCAAGGCAAAGGATATCCTGGAGGGCAAGCGCATTGATCCATCCTTCTATCCGGTCATTTACGGACTTGAGGATGGCGAGGACTGGAACGATGAGAAGGCCTGGTACAAGGCAAATCCCTCCCTGGGATATACGATCCAGATCGACCGCGTCCGGGACGCACACCGGGAAGCCCTCACGAATCCAGCAGAAGAGAATGTGTTTCGTCAGCTGCGACTGGATCAGTGGGTGGGCAGCGCGGTGGCCTGGATTCCGGAGCATATCTATGATCAGGGAGATACCCTCATCAATATAGATGCCCTCAAGGGCCGTGAATGTTACTGCGGACTGGACCTCTCCAGCACCAGCGACATCACGGCTTTTGTGATGGTGTTCCCTCCGCTGCATGAGGGAGATAAATACATCGTAGTGCCGCACTTCTGGCTCCCTCGTGAGACGCTGGACCTGCGGGTGCGGCGGGATCATGTCCCCTACGATGTTTGGGAGAGGCAGGGCCTGTTTCATGTGACGGAGGGAAACGTGGTCGATTACAACTTCGTGCGAAAGACGATCAACGACCTGAGCAAGGAGTTCAACATCAAAGAGATTGGCGTGGACCGCTGGAACGCGACACAGCTGATCACTGACCTAGAGGGCGACGGTTTCACCATGGTGCCCATCGGGATGGGCTTTAAGGATATGAGCCCCGGCATGAAGGAACTATACAAGCTCTTG